TAAAAATCAAACAACTTGAGGAACAACTTAGCAACCGTAACCAATACGTAACTAAATTGGAAGCCACAATTGCGGACTACAAAAAGTTTGATGAGCGAAATGCTGCACTTGAAGCCCGTGAAAAGGCTTGCGAAATCCAAGAGCGTGATTTGAAAGTAAAAACTCTTGAGTATCAATTACAGGCTGAAAAAGATAAAACCACATTTGCTAATGGTGTAGCCCTTGGCTTGGTTAGAAATACCGAATTTAGAAAGACTGTTTTTGATAATGAAACACAAACCGGATACTACGATTCACAAAACAGATGGATTCAGCCTAATGTTAACAAATCACTAACTGAAACCCATACTAAGGAATAACTCTTAACCGTGCGGTGGGTGATTTTAGTTATTAATTTTGCTCACTGCACTTTCTATGAAATGCAATCTTCAACGCTTTTTTCAATAGCACAAACACAGTGTTGTATGCTGGCCGCCCACACTGTTTATTGGAAGGCAAAGACTTTGGGCGGCTTGCATACAACGGACGAATGTTTAAACAGTGGCCGGACTAACGCACACACTTTCAATAGAATGATAAACTAAGGTTTTAATAAATAATTTTTAGCGCGATGGAAGAAGGATATTATAAATTAAATGGGGGAACCAAAGTTATGTATTGGGATGGAGAAAAATGGATGAAACCCGTAAAAGACAACCGAGGTAAAATTGGAACTTGGCTTGCTCAGCTTGATAAACAACCAAAAGTTAAATCATTTGAATACATACCTTATGGAAAACTGGACTGATGTTAAAAAGTTTGTTCCTAACAACAATAGAGATGTGTTGGTAGTGACTATTGAAAACGGTAATGTATTTTACCATGTTGCTCAATACTGGAAAAATGAATGGGTTACTCATAGCGAACAACTTCACTATGTAACTAATTGGATGGAATTGCCTCCCTTCACCGTGCGGCTGGAAAAATTATTTATTAAAACCGACTTAACAGATGAACCGTCCCACGAAGAGCAGAACTAAGGCCATTGTTTATAGCGGTTGTTGGCAGAGTGTGAGCGTTCGCATGTGTGTCGGCAACGGCTGTATTTTGCGAAGGGTTGGCGAGTGTGGCGTGAGCGTAGGGTTTGAGCAGCGGGGCTTTGCGGGGTTATGGAAGCCACACCTCAGAGCGCAAAATATTGCTGCCAATGAACAGGTGTATGTTGTCGTTTTGTGGCGAACTCACACTATCTTTGAAACACTGGCATTTTAAAAATAAAAATTAAAAAAGCGATGGAAAAATTTGACCTAACACCAATTGAAACCCTAATGAGTGATTCAATTAACAAACTAAATAATATGAAAACAGACAATGAAACAATTCTTAGAAATGAAATTCTAAGTATTTTAAAATCAGCGGAAACTGACGCAAAAAAAGGATACGATGGAGATTATACGCCAATAGTCTGTGTAGATTCGCATGATTACTATATTGTAGTAAACAATCTATGTTCACTTATTCAAGCAATAACAGACCCCGAAAATCAACCAAATCAATACGGTGTAATATTGGAAGGGCAAAACAAGTCTACTTGTGATTGTTGTCATAATAAATTAACAATTGATAATATGACCAAATAACCCACTACTTGGTGGCAAACTACGAATATCGAGTGGAACGGAAACAAGGTTACAATTACGTCCGAAACTTTGAAATTAAAGGATTTTTAACCAGTTTTGTAAGTGCCACATAAATATACATCCGATCAAATGGAGAAGTTATCAAAACTTAAGATTGTCGACCGCGTTAATGGAATGCCCATTTTTACTGAAAACAATGAAGCTGTTTGTTACAAAAAAATTGATTGATGGATATTGGTTAGAAGAGCTATCTAAAATGCGAGATTCACTACTATGAGCGCACCTAAATTAAATCAGTTTTGGAAGCTAAGATCAAAGCATGGCAGGGACTTGCTTTTCAGTACCCCTGACTTACTATGGGAAGCGGCAGTACAGTATTTTGAGGCCACAGACGCAAGAAAATGGATAAAAAAGGATTGGGTAGGTAAGGACGCCAAAGAGGTTGTCCGAGAAACCGAAACACCTTACACTCTTAGCGGATTGTGTCTTTACCTTAATGCAAATCGCGGATATTGGAGTGAATTTAAACAAACAGCAGCCGCAAAAACTAAAGGTTTTCCCGAAATCATACACGCAATAGAGGAAATTATCTACACTCAAAAGTTTGAAGGTGCCAGTGTAGGGGCATTTAACGCCAACATAATCGCCCGTGATCTTGGATTAAAAGAGCAAACCGACATAACCAGCAACGGAAAGGACTTGCATCCGGTTATTACGGCAATGGTGGACGGTAAGGTAATTGATGGGGAAATGAAATAATATTCTGATGCGCACTGTTAAAACACTTTCAAAACGGAATTTAATTTCGTGAAATTTGAACCAAACGAATTATTTTTCAAAATGGCCCGACTGGTTGCTGATAAGCGACCGGATTCAAAGCTAATAATCGGCAACGAGGGCGGGAGCCGATCTTCTAAAACATGGGATGCCATTCACCTGATAGTCTGGCTGTGCGACCAGAACCGAAAAAAAAGCCTTGATATTTACTTTTTTCGGGATTCCCTGGTAAACTGCAAAGAATACTTACTAAAAGACTTTCAGGCGTGTTTGACCGTGATGGGTATTTGGGATCAAAGGAACTATACCGACAATCAGGGAAAACCAAACTACAACCTATTCGGGCAGGTGATAAAGTTCAGAGGGCTTGACGATAACGCCAAAGAAATCAAAGAAGCCACCGGTTCCGACATAATTTTTTTTAACGAGATTCTTTCAGGCTACGATCAAGATCGGGTTAAGAACTGGATAATGCGATGCGAGAAACTTATAATCGCAGACTGGAACCCGAAATACACTGACCACTGGTTTTTTAACTACGCCAAGCGGGACGATACAGTTTTCACCCACTCAACCTACATGAACAATCGGCATTTGCCTTTGTCGGTAGTCAAAGAAATTGAAAGCTACAATCCAGAAATACCCGCCAACGTAGTCAACGGAACAGCAGACAAGTACCGATGGCAGGTGTACGGGTTAGGATTAAGGGCTAACCGCGAAGGGTTGGTATTTCCAGAGGTCAAGTTTATCGACCGATTCCCGGATGATGTAGAAAAAATCAGTCACGGGTTAGATTTTGGAACGTCTCACCCGACCGTAATCGTCAAAACAGGCATTCGCAGAAACAGTCCGAAAAATGATTTATTCCTTCAGAAGCTATTCTACTCGCCTTGCGACACTTCCGATCAGGTAATAGACGCTGTAAAGAAAATCGGGCCTCCGCACATCTGGTGTGACACGAATATGGACAACACCAACACCGGTACAGGATGGGTGGCCGACATGCGCAGGGCTGGTATCAGGGCTTTACTTACAAAGAAATTCCCCGGATCGCGGGAGTACTGGATTACCACAATCAAGAAATTCAATATCCACATAGTCCAAGATTTAGACTTTAAACGCGAACAGGAAAACTTCTGCTATCGGGTAGTAGACGGAATACAACTATCCGAGACCATAGACAAATATGACGATTGCTGGAGCGCATGTGGCTACTCAGCAGTAGGTGATTTTGCTCACCTTTCCCAATAAAAGAATAATCCCAAAAATAAATTTTATAAAAAGTTTTTCCATTATTGGATTTCTTTCAAACTTTGGGAAAACATTCTAATATTGGGGCTAAGTGATTTCGTACCTCCTATTATATCCAACCTGTTTTCTGTAAAGAAAGAAGGTAATGGGTATTTCTACGTTTTCCAATCTACCAAATCCCCATTTGCAGATGTTGATTATGAAAAAGCGTTCCTTGAAATACCAGAGATAAACGCAGTAATCAGCATGAAGGCCCGCGCTTTCTCTAACATGAAGTTAAAGGAAGTCGATCAGGAAGGGAACGAAAAACAAACCAGCGAAGGCCAAGCCCTAATAAAACTTTTAAGCAATCCGAACTGGTTTCAGGGCGGCAAAGAGTTTTTAATACAGACAAAACTATTCAGGGAGATTCACGGAAACGAGTACCTTTTCAGATTGTTCCCTTTGGGATTCAGCCCAGAGTTAAGCCGGGTTAAATCAATATACACCCTTCCACCCTTAATTGTTAAAGCTAAGTATGACAATTCAGTACCGTTTTACTTACACTCAGAACGCCCTAAAGTAACCTACAAAGTTAAATCTGAAAAAGATTGGGATGAACTACCCGAAAACTCAGTAATACATTTTAACGACAATCGGGTAGCTATTAAGAACAACACCGACAAAGATTTAATCAAGGGTGAAAGCAAACTAAAGTCATTAAGTGCGGTAATCAATAACATGCGGATGGCTTACGAAAGCCGGGGAATGATACTCGCCTATAGGGGCGCAAATGGTGCATGGGTGAACAAAGGCAAAGACACTGTGGGCGGAATCCCATTGAAGCAAGAAGATCGTGATACGCTTCAAAACATGTTCTCAAAGCATGGTACACTATTCGGTCAGAATCAAACCATAGTAACAGATTCAGATTTAGCATGGGTACAGGCCGGTACTAACAACCCGATGAACTTAGGAATATTTGAAGAGCTACAGCAGGACTTCGATAAGACATTAGACACGTTTGGGGTTCCTGCAGAGTTATTTGTAAGGCACAAAGGAAGCACTTACGAGAATCAGCACACAGCCGAAAAAGGTTTATACATCCGTACGATAATACCAGAGGCTAACGAGTGGGTAGGTGGGATATGGGATGACTTTAAGCCGGAAGGAGCGCAGACTAATGTAATAGCCGACTACATGCACTTACCTATTTTCCAAGAAGATTTAAAGAGCAGAGGGGATGCGTTGACAACAATGGTAAACGCTCTTTCAAAGGCGAGACAAGATCAGGCAATTTCAATACAACAATATCAGGAAGAACTAACAAAATTCGGAATACAATATGGCACGCAAGAAAAAGAATGATCCAGAGGTTTCCCGTGAAACATCGGAAGAAAAGCCAAGAAAACTTTCTTATGGAGAAATCCTAAGAATGAAAGCAGAGAAGGCAAAGCAAAAGTTTGTAACAAAAACTTTGATTTTTATTTTCTCGGTAATTGGACTTAGCGCATTTGGTCAGATTGAGGTAACCACAAACCCTCATTTGATTGATTCGGTTGGCTCAACATCGGTTCAGGAAATAAGAATCAAAAAAGGCACATTGCCTGAGTTTATCCCCACATGGATAGACGTGTATGTAAAACTTCCCTCCACTAATTCAGGTACAGTACAGTTCAATACATACAGTAACGTAATGTATAATTCACCGTCTTACGCTGCAGGGACTTCTTTCTTTATGAGGGTTCCGAGGGGAAAGTTCTGGTTTAAGTTGAGTAACGCAAACGATACAATTGAAATAGTATGGTAGCTATTCCTGAATTTGCTGATAAGTCAAAATTGGTTGATTGGATAATCACTAATAAGTCTATGCTTATCGCCCAAAAGAAAAGCGCAATAAAACACGCTGACCCGATAGACCCTAAACATCTTTTACCTCAAGAGTGATGAACAGAAAGGAGAAGGCGTCTATGCGAGATTCTATTGATAGGATGGCTGAAAGGTTTGGTGTAAAAGAAATCAATAAAATAAAATCAGACCGCGAGAAGATTGTCAAAGAAAAACAAATTGTAAAGAAATGAAACCCGAATTACCAGAGTTCGCAGATAAGGAAAAGTTAATAGGCTATTTGGTAGCAAATAAGTCTAAACTTATTTCTCAAAAGAAAAGCGCAACCAAAGAGGCTGATGCTGTTTCGTTTACTCAATTGATTTTTGATAAAGATGATTCTGTTATCAAGGCTGACGATTCTGGCGTTTATCAAATACCTTCTGATGCAACTCAAATTAAGGTAAGGTCAATCATTAACACTACAAAGTTATTTGACTCACACGGAGATGTTCATCTGGATCAACTATGGAACAAGTCTTTAAAGGAAGGTAAGTTTTCATTGATTCAAGAACATCAATTCAATTTCAGGGGTACTATTTCTGACAATGTGAAAGCGTTTACAAAGCAGATGAGTTGGCATGAGATGGGTATTAATTATGAAGGCAAAACTCAGGCTCTAATATTCGATTCTATAATCGACAAGGAAGAAAACGAATTCATGTTCGAGAAGTACCGGACAGGAAAAGTAAACCAGCATTCAGTTGGTATGCAATATGTCAAGATTGAATTGGCTGTTAATGATGACCGTTATGAAAAAGAGTTTTCGATTTGGGAAAAGTACTTTGATGAAATCGCTAACAAAGATGATGCGCTTGCAGCCGGATATTTTTGGGCAGTAACAGAGGCCAAGATTATCGAGGGCAGCGCAGTTAAAAGAGGCTCAAATTGGGTAACACCAACTTTGAATATACAGCAAACTAAAGGCAAGCCGGATAATACCACTGGCCAAGCGGAGCCGCCAAAAGCACTCAAAGCAAGTGAGCTAATTAAATTTTACCAACCAATTAACCACATTTAAAATGGAAGACAAAGAAATCCAAGAACTGTTATTGAAAGCCGCTAAAGAGAACGGCCATGCGATTGCAGATTCTGTAAAGAAAGAAGTTGAGGCCGCAACGAAGGGCCTTGTAACTTCCGAGGTATTAGCTAAACGACTTGAAGAAGCCGGTCTCAAAGACAACGCTATCAAAGCATTGACCGAGGCAGTTGAAAAGCAAGGTTTTGAGCTTCAAAAAATGATCTCAGGCAAACAAAAAGAAAGCAAATCATTTGATGAGATCATCGCTGAAAAGGGTGAAGAAATCAAAAAACTTTCTAAAGAGGACGGAAAAGTTAAGCTCTACATTTCAGCCAATAAGACAATGGTTGAACGTGCAAGCGTAACAAACTCAACTCTTGGCATTCGTTTACCCGGCATGGGTCAGTTGCCTACCCGAGCCCTTGTGATGGAAAGCGTTATCCCACAAGTTCAGTTATCCGCTCAGGATATTGCTGATTCTAACGGTGTGATCCGTTATATGGACGTAACAGCCGAAACACGCAACGCGGCAGAGGTAGCAGAATTAACAGGCCGTACCGTTGGAAGCGGTAACAAGCCTGAATCCGCTATTACATGGCAGGAGTATTCAGCTAACCTTCAAACAATTGCTGACACCATACCTGTAACTCGTCAGGCGTACAGAAATCTTTCTTTTGTGGCTGGTGAGATTGACCGCCTTTTGCGCAGAAACCACGCACTTAGAAAAGACCAACAACTTTACAAGGGTGACGGTATTTCGCCCAATATCAAGGGTGTTTATGAATACGCTTCAGCAGCTACTTTGGCCAGCTTACCCGGTTATCAGACCACCAAAGAACCAAACATCTATGATTTGATTGCAAGTTTGAAAACTTACATCTCAAACAAATCCGATGCAACCGGAGCTCAAAGCAAATACATGCCTAACGTAGTATTGATGAACCCTGCCGATGTTTACAAGCAGAAAGTAATTAAGGCAACTGACGGACACTATGTATTGCCTCCTTTTGTATCAGCAGACGGTATGAGGGTTGACGGTGTTCAGGTAGTTGAAACACCTGTTGTAACTGCCGGAACTTTGTTGATCGGTGATTTCTCTTATGCTACTACCTACATCGAAGAAGGTGTAGTTATCGAGATGGGACTTGTTAACGATCAGTTCCTGAAAAACCAGTGGACTATTCGCGCAGAGCAAATCCTTTGCAACTTGGTAAGAAATGCAGACGTTTCAGGCTTCGCAAAAATCACTGACATTGATGCGGCAATTGCAGCTTTAACATTAGTATAAAAATGAAAAAGTTAATTTTTATTTTACTTGCTGGACTGGTAGCCTTTTCAGCAAGCGCACAGGTAGCAGATTTTTACAATCCACTTGGCACAAACCTGACCATTGACACGGTAACCAATACAGGTACATCTTACGTGACCACCCGTAAGATGGCAGACCTTAACGTTACTTACACCACTATTCAGGTAAACGTTACCAAGATTAGCGGCACTGTAGGCGGCACAATTTATCTGCAAGGTTCTTTGGACGGGACAAAATTCAAAGCACTCACTATAGCAGAAACACAAACCGCTCTTGCAACAGTAACAGCGACCGATGCAACAAACGTGTATCATTGGAGGCTTAACGGCAGTCCTTTCTTGTACTATCGAGTTGGTTGGACTGGTACCGGTACGATGGCCGCAAGTTTTGGCGCAAAAATTTACAGAGTAAAGAAATAAGTATGTTTGTTTTGTACAGCGATTTTGACGATCAGCCTTACACCATCCCTAATCTGGATAAGGTAGTAAATACCTTTGCCGATTTTGTTGAGGAAGTTGAGCAGGATAATCTTGAAAAGTTGCTGGGCAAAACTCTTTACGATGCTTTCGTGGAAGGACTGGAATCACTTCCGTCAGAGTGGACTAACATTGCTTATACAATTGGTCAGCAAAGAGTTGATGGATTGAATATTTACGAAGCAATAACAGATCACACTAACAACGTGAGGCCATCTTTAGACTCAACAAATTGGGTTTTGTCTGAAGAAAACAACAAATGGTTACGCCTTAAAAAAGGCGATAAGTATCAGTATGGCGGAGTTGACTTTAGGTGGGTTGGGATGATGAAACTTTTAAGACCTCTGATTTATTCAGAGTGGCTTGAGACAACATTCGACAATCACACCGGAGTTGGCGTGGTGGTAGGTAATAATGAAAACTCGACATTAAGACATCCGGGCCGAAGGATAATGAACGCGTATAACAATTACGCAAGAAAGGCCGGACTACTTGATGAGGTTTGTCATAGATATTTACCTACTTATCCGATCAGCGTTGAAAATACGCTTTACGGATTTATCACCGCTAACGAAGCCGACTATCATGATTTTTGGTTTACCAGTCCGGGGTTTAAGTCATGGATGTAAACTATATCGTTGATGATATTGAATTAGTCTGCAATGCGGTTAGAATAACGCTTGATCTTGATAACGATGCGCCTTACTACATGTATGGGCATTTTTTAGAGATTGCTAACAGACTGAAAGAGAAAGATCAGGATAAGGTTTACAAGTACCAGAAGTACCCGCTTATTGCTCTACGGATGGACATTCCGGAAACACATAGGGGTGACATGGTAGATTATAGTTTGAACATCGCGATAGTAGGATTTACTGATAAAAACTACAATGCACAAGAAAGATACACGAACGTAATCAAGCCAGTACTTTCACCGATATACGAAGCATTAATGGACGAACTGAAATATCATTTTGTATGGACAAACAATCAGTATCGACCGGAACACGTAAAGATTGATAGACCTTTTTGGGGAACATCAAACCCTAACTGGAATTCAAAATACATATTTAGCGATCCTCTGGACGCTATCGAAATTCAGAATTTAAAAATTACAAAAGAATTAAACAGATGTTAACATGGCATGCTTAGATAACAAATCAAACTTAGGCTTTGGCCGTTGTGGTGATCTGCCCGGACTTATTCGTGGAATCATTACTACCCCGGCTTCATTCAAATTGAGTGAGGCAGAAGCGCAAGATCAAACAGAATGGCAGGCTGCACTCGTGGCCGCTCGTTCTTCACGCATTTACTTGTGGCCTTATTTCGCTACCGTTCCTGAATTCATTGGAACAGAAACGACTTACGAGGATACACCGATAAGTTATACCCACGTCTTAGACGGTCGTTACCGTTGGAGAGCGATGATTTCAAAATCATGGTGCTTCCATAAGGCAGCGTTTACCCATCGCTCAAACGGTGGTGATCGCGTATGGTTGATTGACTCAAAGAACAACCTTATCGGTACATACGTAGGAGATGAAGGCGGAGTAGCGCAATACGCTGGTTTCACAATGGACGTGCTACACACCGAGAACTTAATGTTTAACGATGGTTCGGTTTCATCAAAAACACCTATCGTTATTGCATTGAAAGACCCTAACGAGGTTAATGACTCGGTGTACGGTGCGCACATGATTGCAGCAAGTTTCCTTAACTTATTGGCTCCTCTTACTGATGTAGTTCTTGAAATTGTTGGAAGCCCTTCAAGTACGAGCGTGGTTGTATCTGTGAAGGTGAAGTGTGACGGTACACCGGTAACCGGATTGGTATTGGCAGATTTTGTTTACCCTACAGAAACTATAAGCTCAGTAAACGAAACTGGTGACGGTGTTTACACTCTTGCAGGAACAGGATTCAGCACAGGTACAATAACTCTGGACGATCCAGATCAATTGTCTGTATATCCTACCTCTGCTTACGAGGCCAACACGGTAGCGGTAACCATTTAATTAAAAGGTGCGGGGAAACTCGCACCCTTTACTATGCTTAAAGAATATTACCAAAAGTTATTACAGTTTACGCCTGATCGGGTTGAGAAAGATTTGTTTGTCATTCTTAAATCGGAAGAAAATACAGCCGTGAATATGATAACAGATCAATTATCGGAGGGTAAAGATTCTTTAGGTGAAAATCTTCCTGACTACTCAATGACCTCTATTACAAGATTCGGAAAAGAACCGGGGCCGTGGACACTACACGACACAGGAGTTTTTTATAGGAGCATAATGTTAGAGGAAGGCTTTCCGGTTAAGTTCGGAAGTAGTGATTTAAAGAGCGGACAAATATTTGAGAAACTTGAATCTAAAGACAGAAACTGGAATGATGTTATCCAACTTAGCGAGGAAAATCGCAAAGATTTATCTCGGTCTTACCTTCTGGAAAAATCAAAAGACTATTTCAGAAAAGTACTGGCAGTATGAGGACATCAAACTAAAATTGTACTTAGAGATTATTGAAACAAAGAACGTTTTAAAAGTTTGCAAGGAAGGACTGCCGGATTTAGACAAGGCCACCGAAGCATGGGAGAACATTATAAGGAAGCACAGTGAAGTAAATGGAAGTTTTGAGTATGAGAACTATCTACAAAATATAAAAACTTACGGCCTCCTCATTCAGGATTACTATTGGGTAAAAGGAGCGTTAAGTAAATTAGCCTTTACTGTAGATCGGGAACTCGTAAAAGAACTTGGTAAAAAAGGGTATCGGATAAGTTTAAGAACATCGGACGAATACGAGGAAACTTTGTCGGCTTGCTTTAGGAAAGTTGAGAACATCATAACCAAAACAGCAAGCAAGCAAAAGGAACTCGAGGGAATGAAGGCAAAAGAACAGCAGGAAAGTTTTGATTCAATCATGGCGAATCTAAACTACTACTGGCCCGGAGCCGCCATTCAGGACGATATAACACTGGCAAGATTTAACGAATGTATTAAAGTATTGAAACGTGGCAGACATAAACAGGCAGGACATTTGGCCGGATGATTTACTAAGCGCACCTCTTCAATACGCTGGTAATGTCAATGAGGCAATAAAGGCAACTGAAAAGCTGATGAGTATTTCAAAGGCTTCCGGGGAAGCTATTGCCAACTCTACACAAGTAGGCAAAGCAGCTAAGGAAATTGATAAAATGACCTTAGCGCAAAAGGAATTAGAAAAAGTCAACAATCAAATATCGGTAGCAGTAGCAAAGAACAACGATGAATACCGCAAGCAACAGGAAGTTTTAGCCCAGGTAAAGCAGGAATTAAAAGAAAAATCCGCACTTGGTAAACAAGACGCTAAAAACGTTGACGCTCAAAACAACTCAATAAAAGAATTAACCGCAGCCCTGAAAGCCAATAGGGATGCCTACGATAAGTTAGCAAGCGCGGAGCAAAGAAACTCCAAAGAGGGTAAGGCTTTGTTAGCTGTTATTCAGCAGCAGGACAAAGATTTAAAGAATCTAAAAAGCGAGATGGGCCAAAACCAGCTAAAGGTTGGTGAATACGAGGGCGCGACTAAAGGACTTAAAACAGAATTAAAATTAGCCAGAGATCAGATGGCCGGAATAGCGGCCACACTTGGAACTACATCTCCTGAATTTATCGCAGCGGCAGAAAAGGCCGGTTCGCTCAAAGATCAAATTAATGATGTTAATGATGCCATTAAAAATACAGAGGCATCGCCATTTGAGAACTTAGGTAACACATTCGCTGACGCTGGTAAGAAGTTACTTGCTTTGGATTTTGGAGGCGCGGCAAATTCAGCAAAGCAGTTTGCAAACGCATCTAAAGCTATAACATTCAAAGAAGCTATAAAAGGGGTAAAGGACATGGGCACAACCTTCTCATCTCTTGGTAAGGCACTTCTTACAAATCCATTATTTTTGATTGCCGCAGTTGTGATTGGAATAGTTGTAGCAGTTGTAAAGTTAAAAGATAAGATACCATTTTTAACCGAAGTATTTGATGCTGTTGGTGGCGCGATAGATTGGGTTATTCAAAAACTTAAAGACTTTGGCGATTGGCTGGGACTTACATCATTTGCGGCAGAGGAAAAAGCAGACAGGATAGTAGCAGCATCAAAGAAAGAAGCTGAGGCTATTTCTAAAAGATACGATGACGAAATAAAACTTGCAGCCGCAGCCGGGGAAAAGACTTCTTATTTAGAAGTTCAAAAACAACAGGCAATAAAACAGACAGCAATTGAATCTAAAAAAGCGTTAGACGATTATCTGAAAGAATCTGGTCTATCGTTTAAAAATCTTACGGACGACCAAAAAGCAGCCTATGAAGAAGCAGTAAGAACGATACACGATGCTAACATTGAAATCAGGGCAATAATCAGAAAGGAAGATAAAGAGCGAAGGGATATTTTAGAAAAACAGAAAAAAGAAGCAGCAGACGCGGCCAAAGAAGAAGCTAAGATAAAAGCTGATGCGGCTAAATGGGTTCAAGATTATATCAAGTCACTTCCGAGTGAGGTAGCAAAAAGAGAAAAAGAAGAAGAAGATTTAAGATTCAACAGGCTTAAAGATGTTAGGGATAAACTTTACACTGAGTTAAAAATTCAAGGTAACGTAAACGATGCTACACTTCAATCAAAGATAGCACTTGAAGAGAAGTTAGCAGCAGCCGAAGAAGCCGGTAGACAATACAGACTACAAAAGACTAAGGAGAATTTAGAACTAACAAAGCAAATTTATACCGATGTAGTTAATTCTATTGGGAATCTTTTTTCAGCAGTAACAGCAAATCGTATCTCTAATATTGATCGAGAGAAAGAAGCCGTAACAGAACAATTAAACAGAGATTTAGAATTAGCTGGTAACAACGAAGCGGCAAAACAGGAATTAAGAGTTGAGGCAGAAAGAAAGCAAAAGGCACTTGATAAAAAGAAGATAGAGGAACAAAGAAAGTTTGCCATTTTTGAAAAGACCAGTGCCGTTATATCTGCCGGCATTAATACTTCATTAGCGATTATAAACCAACTTGCTAAGGGTGATCCTTATACTGCGTTTGCTCGTGCTGCGTTAGCCGGTGCATTGGGTGCCGTACAGATAGCCGCTATTTTAGCTAAGCCAATACCAAAGTATGAACTTGGAACAGACAGCGCAAAAGGTGGTATTTCAATAGTTGGTGAAGCCGGAACTGAATTGGTTAAAACCCCATCCGGCAAAACATTCCTTACCCCTAATCGGGCCTCTTTAATGAACATAGAAAAAGGTTCTAAGGTATTTACCAATGAAGAAACAATGGCAATGCTTGGAGGTGTTCAGGGTCTTTCAGGAATGAAAGGAGACTTTGTTCTATACTCAAAAATTGGAAGCCTTGAGGAGACAATTAAAAACTCAGACGCTAAAATAGTTGACGCCATCGAAAGAACGAACAGTAAACTATTTACTCAGGGAGATTTTGTTTATGAAATGAAAAGAAAGAAAGACGGAAGCAAACAAATGATAAGACAGAAATCGCTTAACTAATGACACCACAGTTTAGATTTACATTTTTTCACCCAATATACAGCGCATCCGGTACGGTTGTAAAAGAGCCTATCGGATGGAAAGAGGCGGCTATTTCTTTAGAGCGCGATTCTGTTTTCCATTCTTTAATCGAATACTTTAAAGGTACATTTACTTGGATAGGGAGTGCGAGGAATTTCTTAAACGCTATTAATGATACCTACGGGCCAGAGGAGCCAATCAGGTGTTTGATTGAAATAACTTACAACAGCACCACTTGGCAAACTTTATTTGATGGAAATATTGATAACTCACAAAGACAAGAGTTATCCAATGGTGGGAAGTTCTACAAGGTAACGGCACCAATAATCAGGAATGATCTTTGGACTAAATTTATGAGCCGTAAGTCTATTCCTATTGACGCGACAAGCACAGAAGATTTAGACGGTGGAACGAGAACGGCAGTTAATCCGATTGATCTGCCTTTGCCTTGTCAGATAATAAGGAACAGGACAACATACGAAGGCAGCGAATCAAGATCAGGAATAGAAACAACCGTGGTTTCGGTTGACAAACTTTATCAAATAGGGTTTCCTGTTTCAATTGCTGAGATAAAAGACAGTTACTCTATTGAATTTGCTGAAAGAAATGTAAACGCTACTGACGTAATCGAAACCATAAATATTCAGGAAGATGGCGATATTACAATTAATGTAACCGGCTCCACAAGAATTTCAGCAGACTCAACCGCAACTATCGACAATGTAGCGGTAACCCTTTTCTTTAGGAGAAATGGCGCAGAGATAGAAAACATATCGCATACGTTTCCGGTTGCTGATACCACAGTGGATGAAACTTTCGACATGGCCGGCACCAAAACACTTAATGCGATTGCGGGTGATAGGATTTATATTTATATACTTTTTACTGTTACGCATGAAGTTGTAGGGCCAACTACCGGAGATATAAGTTATGAGTTTGATATTACCGATTTGAATATTGAGTTATCTCAAAACTCAACATTTCCAAACTCAACAACAAAAGCCTACAAAATAAAGGACGCTTTCGAGTCGATACTTTCAAAAATAGTAGGGGCTAATTCTGTTTTAACTTCAACATACTTAGATACCTGCGCTGGTTACAATGCTGTAATGAAAGGGTTACATGTACGCGGGTATTCAATGACTGACAAGAAACCTTTCTGGTCTTTCGATGATCTTTGGAACGGGTACGCACCAATCTATCCTTTGGGTTTGACTTACAACGGTAGCAATATACAAATCGAAAACAGGGAATATTTCTACAACAAATCACCAGTTCTTTTCTTTCAAAGTTCATCCAACATTGAGAAAAAAGTACATTTAGAAAAGTACTACAAATCCATCGAAATAGGATTTAACAAGTGGAGCGCTGAATCTGATTCGGGAGTTGATGACCCGCAAACAAAACACACCTACCGAACGCCATTTAAGACCGTAGGAAAGGACGAAAAAGTACTGAGTACATTTATCGCGGCATCCCTTGCAATTGAACAGACAAGGCGCAACCGTGTGGAGGCCGGAAAAGACTGGAAGCTGGACGAAGATACTTTGATTATCGCTTTAAAAGCAGACAATACAGTAGAAACAGGTGCCGATTTTGATTCAGTTTCAAACCTTTTAAACTCAGACACAAGGTATAATATAAGGCACGGGATAGCCCGAATCTTTAACAGATGGAAATCATGGTTTCAGGGATGCCTACAAAAGCAAGTCGGTGCAGATATTAAATTCACAAAGGGCGAGGGTAACTACACCATGACAAGCGAAAACGCTTCTGGTGAATGTGAATCACAGATTGAACTAAGCGAAAATCAGGACTTTGAAATAACCGATAGCTTTATCCATTTGGGCGATGAGTTTAAAGTAACCGTTCCGATGAGGAAGGCAAGCTATGATACAGTTTTAGCCAACAGGGAAAGAGCGGTAGCCATTCCGGTTGAGGGCCATTGGTACGCCTGCCATATTTTAAGCCATGACTGGAAAATAATGAAAGGTGAGTGCGATTTGATCTGCCTTTTGGCTGACGATACGCCTTTGGAAAGTGTTTCGTTGTTACTTGAGACGGGCGAGGCGATGCTTTTAGAGGATGGAAATTCCATACTTTTAGAGTAATTTTGTTTCATGAGATGGATAATTTTAGTACTAATATTAACCGGTTGTATAGACGAATGTATGGAGATAAGTAACGCAAATCCGATTAAGTTCTGGCCTGTTGGCACTCAGACATTTAACGTCAAAGTTGAAACTGGAGTTGATAGGAAGTGTTATTTTGCTCCTTTTTCTTGTTCAGAACCCATCAAGGTTCAGTTCAAACCAGATGAAGAAGTAAATACTATTTTACCACCAAATGAATGGACACCAATTTTTGGAACTGGCTTTGTTCTCCCAGGTGGAGATACCGATGAAGATAATTTTTACCAATTCAACACATCAGGCACAACGAATAGAAGTGCCTATATGCCTTTAGTTTTAGGAATTGGGGAGTCAGTTACTTTTAGAATAGGGGCTTCAGTAGTAACCACTGGATTTAACCCAGCGACATTACAAGCCACTTTTGCCCTTATGGATGATAGCAATACAGACCAATCGTCTCCGGAAAGCATATCACTTGATCCCGATGAAGCAGACGAACAAACAATAACATTAACAGCAACCGGAGCAGCAACAAGGTTAAGAGTGACAGGAACTATGACTGGTGAAGGTGAAGGAACGATAACTCCATTAGATGATATTTTTCTTTATAAACTTCATGCAGAAGATATAGAAGAAAATGACTTGGGTGATGTCTCATTCACTGGAGATGAATATAAAAACGCATCAATTGTAATGGATAGCATTTCAGCTTGCGGTAAAAAAGTTAAATTTCTTATTAAGAAATACGTTAATGGAGAGTTTCACTCTAACCTTTTAAATTCAGATTACATTGACGTAGCAACTAATTCCGAAAACGTTTATATCCAATACTCAAACGAAAACAACTTTTCCGGATTGGATTATTCTTTAGACACCATTTTTGGAACTTATGTAAAGGCTAAATTTTTCCATGAAAGATTCCCCGAAGAAAACGAATCAGAAGGTTTCTCAGACGGGTCGGTTATTAAATTAAGCGGATCGGTTAAGAAACAAAAGCTATTACAAATAGAACCTGTACCATACTATAAGCATGAGCAATTAAAATTAATACTTCAACATAACTACATTTTAATAGATGGTCAGTTATGGGAGAAGGAAGAAAATTACGAGATGCAGCAACTAAACGAAAAGAACCCATTTAATACCGGTTCGGTTTGGTTGACACTGAAAGAAAATAGTTACTTTACAAACGTTTATGGAGTTGTTTAAAAAAAATAATATGAGATACTTTTTAGTTTTACTTGTGCTTACTCCATTTTTTGCAAGGGGTCAGGGGATCAAGATTTCAGAAATGCCGTCAGCTACTTCATTAAGTGGTAGCGAATTCCTGCCTATTGTTCAAACATCTAACAAAAAAGCCACAGTTGGATTAGTAAGAGGATGGACTTCTATTGGAACCGCTAATCAGCTTCTAAGAGTTAACTCAGGGGCTACAGCGTTAGAGTTTTTCACACCTTCTTATTTATCTGGGATTGTATCAATAGCAAACGGAGGAACTGGATTATCTGCTTTAGGTACGGCTAACCAACAACTACGGGTAAATGGTGCAGGTACTGCATTAGAATACTTTACGCCTTCAGGCGGCTCTGTTGCCTGGGGAGATGTTACCGGCAAGCCAAACTTTGATTCTCTGTATTGGAAAACAGGAGATACTACAACATTGCAAAGTGATGTAATAGTTCAGGGCCAAGGTTATAACCTTTCATTTAGAAACCAAGCGGCAATAAACTTTGATACCATAAGCGGATTTAATTACTCGATGTATGACGGTGTAAGAAGTAACACACGGGTAACGGATGTTGATGGTGTAACGGAAAATATTGCCGGGCAGATTTTAGGAAACGATTTAACTACAGAGTTCAGAAAATCAAATACCAATTTATCAATAACGTCTACAAACAATTTTAGAAGTACGTTCGGCACAAATTCTTTCGGGTCGTTTTTCGATCAAAGTTCAGGGTATTCAAATAACAGTTTTATAAAATCAATTGCCAGACACTTTTCTTCAGCCGGTTCGTTAAACGGAGAAAGTGCTTATCAGGTAATATTTCGCAAAACAACAGACGATACTAACTACACGGATGCAATTTTAAATTTTGGCGAAGATAATCAAGGCGGTGGAGTGCGCGGCCTTAACATTTACTACTCACCAAGTAACACAACCACAAATGCAAATGTTGGTGCTGGCATAACAGCATCTGAAAAAATCTTTGGTGTAGACATTCCTACCGGTACAGTTAACATTATGCAACCATCGTCAGCATCAAGCGGCCACGAAATACTTTTAAGAACAAACGGGAGTTTAACGCAACCCATTACTAAACTTGGCATAGGCTCAGGTCTTTCAATAAGTGGTGGCGATCTTATTGCTTCTGGAGGCTCTGGCCTAACAGTTGGAACATCTACAATCACAAGCGGAACAAATACAAGGGTACTTTACAACAACTCAGGCGTATTGGGTGAGTACACGGTTAGCGGTTCGGGTAATGTGGCTATGACTACTTCACCAACATTTACAACTCCGGCATTAGGAACGCCATCAAGCGCAACACTAACAAACGCAACCGGATTACCTGTAAGCACTGGAATTAGTGGCTTAGGAACAGGGGTTGCAACATTCTTATCTACTCCTTCATGGACTAACTTTCAAAGCGCAATTACTGGCACAAGTCCTTACCTGCTAACATCTGGAGATACCTACACTACTACTTCTGGTAATGGACTTGCTCTAACTTCTTCTACTGTAACAAGTGGAAATCTTGTATCTTTTACCAATACCGGAACAGCAGCAGCGAGTAATACTAAAACAGTTTTAAATGTTGCATCGAGCGGTGCAAATGGCACAAGTACACAAACTACTTACGCAGGTCAGTTTGCAAATACAAATACCGGCACAACATCTACAAATGTAGGTATCTACGTATCCGCAACGGGAGGCACTACAAATCGCGCGGTATGGGCTAATGCTGCCACTGGTCAGATGGGGTTCTATCAAACAATTGTAAGCGGTGACACACGGTCGAACGTTGGTGGGATTGATATAAGCTCTAACAGCACTAACGCGACAACAACATTTACACCGGGCAGGAATGTAGCTTTTACGATAAATCCAGCGGCAAACGGGGCAGGTGTTCATGCCTTTATGACTACCAATGCCGTTAATCAAGCCGGATTATTTTATACTTCCGGCACTTGGAATCCTTCGAGCGGCACTGCCGGATTGGTTGGATTCAGAATGGCTAACACTGTTAATCAAACCGGTAGTGCATCGGGTGACGTAAAAGGACTACACCACGCACCAACCCTAACAGCTTTACTCGGTCGCAATCTTTATGTGCATGCAGAAAGCGGTAATCTACTTGCGCCAGCATCTTCATTTATGAACTTCGGCACAACTTCTGGTTCTTCTGGTTATGGAATACAAGACGATGCAGGTACAATAAAAATAAAGAACAGCGGTGGGCAATGGTTAAAGCCCGGACAAGCGGACGGCACAATAGGACTACAACACAACGGCACAACCGATGGTAAAAGCAAATTCTTTACTGCGAATTGGGCTAACGGCTCTGTTTCAAATTCATCTTCGGTAAACGCTGATTTAAATTTATTCTTAGACGATGCAGGCGCAGATTCTCAGGATAGAAGTTTGATTGTTGACGTTTACATAAACCTAACAAAATCAGACGGAAGCGATGCGGCTTCAGCAAAGTACACAACAGCATTTAGAAATGATGGAGGCACTATTACTCAAACAGGTACAGAGCAAGAAGTTTTAAAAGTAGGCAACGCCACACCAACGTTCGATATAACGATGGGAACATTTCCCCGCGTTACGATTAATGACAACGGTAGTGGTGGTTGGAATTATAGAATTTGGGCAACTGTAGCAAGACAATGAAAACGCAATTATTACTACTTTCTCTTTTACTTTTTTCTTGCGACCTGTTTCCACAGGCTGACAAAAAAAGATTGTTTACGGTTATTAACTCCAGCGGGTCAACCCGCGACCCCGCTACAACTACAGCCGATGGCAAGCAAGGATTTCTGATTATTGGCGATAGTAAAAGTTTAGGACTATCGGCAAAAACAGTAACGGTACCTTCAAATATTTGTTACGAATTTACCACAACGGCAACAGTTAATTACACCACAGCAAGCAACTTCGCATACCAGTATCATCTCTCTACTGGTTACAAGCCTGTTATAATACCTTCTGGTTTATCAGGTTCGTATATTTATGGAGATGCAACCGTAAGGCATTGGGGGGATAGCGATGTGTTAAGAAGTGAAGCGTTCGCAAAAGCAAATGCGTTTTTAACCGAGCAAGGGCTGACAAAACTTGAAGCTATTATTCTGGTGATAGGCATTAACGATGCGAGCACAAACGTATCGGGTAACGCACCGTTTAATTTGTCGTTGGTTGAATCGGGTTTAACCAATTTACTTAATGCTATCAATACCGCATTTCCTGATACTGAAATTTTGATCGAAGGATTAGGTCAGTCTTTTTCTGCTATTCCAAAAGATCGTGTGTCTCGGATACGGGGATTCTACAGAACAGAAGTGGAGAACCGACCGTACCTGCATTTTGGTGCTTCATTTATGAATGCAAGCTCGTGGGGGTTGTATAGTGGAGACGGTTTACATCCTTCAACAGCTGGTTACGACTACCTGGGCCTGCTTTTTAATAGAAGCCTGATGAACAAATCGTACTCTAAAAACGCAAGGGCAATTATTTCAAACCATTATGACGAAATAAGCCCCGAGAGAAAGACGCTGATAAATAACTTTATTAATACAATCGGAAACCAGTACAACAATATTGACGCGTTGTACATGTTCAAAACCTCACACAACAACAATATTTATTTTGATTGGAGTTTTACAAACACGGCTATCCCGCAAGGAGGAACGTTCACGGTTGATTCGCATATTGAAACAACTTCAACAACAAATTATTTCAGGCTAAGTATTGATCCTTCAATATCATGGGTTAAGGCAAGCCTGAACGATTGGTTTATGGGTGCAAAATTGAAAGATGGTAAGACAGCAGCCGGTACGTTGGCCTATATGTTTGGAGCGGAAGATGCCACACGAAAAATACAGTTGGCGCAGCACAACACTAATTACTTATTCGGGTACAACAACAATAATAGTTTATCTCGCTACAATGGAGCAACGGCTTTCCTCGATAACACTTTTTACGGGGCTGGTAGTGATGGCACAAAGTTACATTTCACCATAAACGCAACTGATTTTAACCCTATCGCAGATCACGTACCAACAGCTTTAGTAGCTAAAGAAGTGGTATTAGGTGGCGTTCGGTTAAATGCAGGTTCGGTAACATTGCCTTACAATGGGGAGTACTCATACTTCGTACAATGCCGGTACAGTGCAAACCGGGCCTTAATTTATTCTGCACTCGAAACACTTATAGCAGCATGGTAACCTACACACTACAAGGCGTAACACTCACCCAAAAGAAAACCGGCTCAGGAATCGGTTATTGGGAATGGGGTACAGGCCCGAACGTGGTTGTATTTCTTCATGGAGTTGACCAGAGTGGAACAGACCTGCATAAGTTACTCAGCGAAGGGCCATTTGGTCGTAATGGCTGGCAAACATACACATGGAAGTACCCTGATATTTTCAAGCGCACTGATTTAACGATACTCACTCCTCAACTACCTGCAAAAAATTGGGATATTTCGTATATCAACCAGTTTTTAGACGAGGTTCTTCAGGGCCGTCCGTTTATGCTTATGGGCTGGAGTTTAGGTGGTGGTGGTGCGTTAAGGTACGCCAATCAGGAACCAAAGCACGTGCCAACTATGGTTGTAGGATTAGCCAGCGCGATAAGCGAGAAGGGAACGAATCTTAAAATTCCCTACCGGCTTGCACACTCATTAAACGACACCCGAGTACCATTAGTTAATGCGTTGGGGCATCCCGTCAACACAGACAATTTTGTTACCGGTATTTCAAATTACGACCCCTCACGCTATGAGCGCATGACATCTGGCGACCATTGGGGGCCGCTGCAGTTGTGCGGCCGCATGGAGATATACGATGAGTTTGTAAGCATGGCAAAGCCTGTAGAAGTTCCGGTTGAGCAGGAAGGTAAAATCGTAAAGCGTGGCAACTCCATCTATGCCGTGTTTGGTAATGAAGAAATAAAACTTAACTAACTTTACTTTTATGGAATACTTTTTCATCTTTCTATTTCAGACTTTAGGCATTGCCGCAAGCGTTGGGCAAACAGTTTATGGCCTCGATAAGCATGTTCCTGAAAAATCAGCGCGTGAGATATTCAATTTGTTTATCGAAAACGAATGGAGTTCTCTACTCATTTCGATAATAATTCTGGTAACAGACGTTTCATTTCACCTGCTTTTGAACACATACTTTCCGCAATGGCACAGCGCAATGGTTCACGTGCCTATTATAGATATTGACGTTCCTTTTGTGGTGGCATCAATTCTGGCATCGTTTATACTTGGTTACGGTGGCCAATGGTTGTTCTACAAATGGTTAAATAAAGGTAAGGAGTACTTAATTAAAAAAGCTGAATAGATATGATTGATCTCATTCGTGAAATCTGGCTTACGGGTAGTTCGCAATTGATACTACTCTTATTCGTAATCGCGTTTTGCGTTCTTGCTTACTACACGGTAAAGTACGCTTACTATGCTTACAAAATTAGGAATGAAGAGTTTGAAGCCATGATTACGTTTGAGCAGAAAAAAGTAAACCTACTTATAAGCAGGGCCGACCAGCACGATAAAGAACACGTTGAAATGAATGCGCAAGTAAGAGATATGCTTAGAGAGATGAAGTATAACAGGGAGCAGGATAAAAAACAAGCAGAGATCACGCACAAGTTGGTACACTTTCTGGCAGAAAAATCGAAGATAAAAATACCGGAGTTGTAAAAAAAAGGGAAGCCACTAACTTCCCCTTTCCGGCCTTTGTGGGTCAACCTCCCACGATGTTATTGTAAGTTGTTGCGGCAAAATTTAACAAATTAAACGTAAAAAGCAAATGAGGCACGTTGACACAATCGTAATACACTGTTCGGCCACAAGGGAAAATCAGGACTATACTTTTGAAAACTGCATACGTGACCACAAGGCCAGAGGGTTTAGAAAGTGTGGCTATCACTACTACATTCGGAAAGATGGCACCGTACACATTGGCCGAACTTTGGACGAGGTGGGTGCGCATGCCGGCAAAGGCTACAACCAGAACTCAATCGGGATATGTTACGAAGGCGGGCTGGACTCAAACAGCAAACCAAAGGACACACGCACCGAGGCGCAAAAGGCGGCTATTCTGAATTGTATAAAAGAATCAATGGCTTACGGAAAGATTATCAGAATAGTCGGCCACCGCGATCTTTCGCCCGATTTGAACAAAAACGGGATTGTTGAGCCTTGGGAATTTATTAAACAATGTCCATGCTTTGAGGCTATTCCGGAATATAAACATTTGATTATATGAAAAAATACATCTCATTTGCAAAGCATAGTTTTTCAGAGGTTTGAGATTCACGTTCAAAAAGATAACGCAGCTGAAGGATGGGAAAGGGTTGGATTTATAAGTAATAGTTACTACTCAAAAGAAGAGGCCGAAAAAGCAGCCTTAGATGAAATAGAGAATCTAAAAAAATTACCATGATACTAACCTACCTAATTGTTCCAATACTAAACGCTTGGCTTGACCACAAAGGCCCAAAGAGGTTTTATTTAGTTGTGAACATACTAAGGGCTATTTCAATGATACTTCACGCTGGTCTATTTATGGACGTAGAGGGCGGCTATTTTGTGTTCGACCATGTGGCCCTGAGAAATTACGCCATACTCGGATTTTACCTTACGTCCTATTGGCTTGTTTTTGAAATCGTTTTAAACTTCCTGAGAAAGAAGCCGTTACTTTATTACGATCGGAAAGAGGGTGATTCGGGCTACATTGATAGGTTCTTTAAGAACCACCCAAACCTACATTTACCGGCTAAAATTCTGGCTTTAATAATCACTTTGATATGCTACGCTATTGTGTAATAAAAAAGCCACCGGTTAAAGTGGCTTACCTCTTATTACCTCAACTCGATATAGTGTAACAAGATCATCTTGATACTTACCAGCGCTCTTTTTACGCGTTAAATGGTAGTCGATTGTGTCGCGTGATCTCTTAGGAGTAGGATTCTTACGCAAGAATAAAGTCAAGGTCGAGTAGCATTCTACCCGACCGTCTGACCAATTAACTACTATTACTTTATTCATAAGTGAAAACAAGTTGCCCGTCACGAATTACTCGACCGTGTGAGTATGCCTTATGGCCCGAGGGAATTATGACTCTTACTTGAGGATGTTTACCGCTTTGATGTGGTAACTCAGTGTATACCACATTATCAAGGTGCTTCCATAATTCCTTATCATCCTTATGTAATAAGAATACTTTTGTTTTTACTCCCGTCAGTAAATCATCATGATTACTTGACACTGTTTCTGTGTTGAAATTTGGCTTTTCCATAATTAATAAAATGTTGAATGTGATGAACGTTTAGCTTCTTCTCTTCTGTCTTCGAATGCTTCCTTCTCAGATTGAGTCATTGATGGTTTGTAATCGTACTTAATCCAAGATAGCGTTACTACCGAAGTCAGTTTATCAATGTTTGCCATCGTAGGTTTCATTGACTTATAATCTTCACGGTTAAGGTAAGCAACCATCTTAGTCATAACAGGCTTAACCATAGACTGACGTGCAGCGGCATCACCAGTCATTTGGCTCTGAATCTTCCTGATGATTCTGTCTCTGTTTTGGGTTAAATCTTGAGTTGTCATTGCTTTTGCGTTTAAATCTTACGTAAATATACTACTTAATACGTAAATGTCAATAGGTTGTTACGAAAAAAGTGTAATATTTTAGTAAACATATTTAAAACCTTTGAAATTAGGCTAAAATCGCTACTTTTGGGCATGAAATATTTTTGCATTTTCGCGTTGTTGCTTTCCTCTTGTGGGGTAAACCACCACTTAAAGAGGTCTAAGTACCACCTTAACAAAGCCATCTCAATGGGTGCCGTTATAAAATCCGACACGGTATTCAAAGAAATTCCTGTTAAGGTTCTGATTCCGGGAGATTCGGCAGAGTTCGATTTTGGGGCCGTGATCGACTTTGAATCATTCCGCTATGTGTCAGATTTAAACGATTCACTGGTGCATGAGATTCAATCCCTTAAAAGCGAATTAGAGCCTAATATTAAGGAGTTAAAGAAAGCCAACGCAGAACTAAGCAGGGTTAAGAAGAGGCTCGCCACAGGCTTTGCAAAGGACTCTACCTATACATTTAAACCCGATACCCTGACAGAGATTTCCGTCAAGATGCAAAAAGGGATTCCAGTACTCCTAAAGCACTCTACAAAGCCTTTAATTGTAACCAGAACTATTCACGCACCCGTAGCAGTCAACAACGACATAAAGCCTAAGAACCGATATTTTGAGGCTGTGGTAGGCGGAATCCTGATCGGATGGATACTTATTTTCGCTGTTTGGGTAATCTCAAAAAGGCTGAAATAGCCGTAATTTCGGCTCTATGGCTTATAGCCAATTGTTATGTGCAATGTTCCTCCCACAATAAAAGGTTTCCAGCGGAGCTACGCACTTGCCCACGCTCACACCTTTTGCCACCGCGCCCGTCACACTGCACATAACAACGTGTATGAGTAATAAAATTTGCGTCATAGTTCTGTGCTTTGTTCAAAGTTCAGTGTAGGTGCATTTGAATTTAAAACCCCCACCGCACGGGGAATACTAAAAAGAGTAGGTGAACGTAGAAACTTTTCGAATCTTCCCTCTTGCATATAAAAGTATTCTTCATCAATCTCAAACCCGACAAAGTGTAAGCGGTTTTTATATGCGGCAATTCTATTTGAACCTGAGCCTAAATGAGTGTCCAGTATCTTCATTCCTGCAGTAGCATAGTTCAAATAAAGCCAGTCGTATAATTCAATAGGTTTTTGAGTCGGGTGTATCCTATCAAATGTTTCACTTCTCTTAGTGTACTCCTTTAGAACTTTATCAAATGAAGTCCAGGCAAGTTCACCATCAGCAAAATCACCACCCATTACTTTACGCCAATAAATCCAACACCGTGAAGCTGGAAGTAAATCGGCAAAGTAATTACCACCCCATATAACTTGCTCCTTTGAAACCCTGAATAACTCAGTGAAGTATTCCATTTGCGGTCTTTCATTATCCCATCCCTTTTTTACTC